CCGACAGCAGCATACAGCGTGTCAAAGTATGTTTTCAGAGTAGCTTTGATGTTCGTCCAAGTCACCTTCTTCAGGATGTTGGCGGCAGCACTATCGAGTATCGGCAGCACATCTGCATCCACTGGAGTGGTCTTGGAAGTCGAGGCCGCAATGATGGGCGCTGTGATGTTCACTGCCTCGGCTGCTGCCATCGCAGATTCAATGGCATCGAACTCAGCACCAATTTCAGTCCCCCTCAGCAACTTGCTCGGGTTGCCAGATAGCAGCGCATCCTTGGCTGCGAAGTCAGTCAGTTTTGTGTAAGACATTACAATCTTCCCTCTTTCGTATGAACATCGATCTTTTGGATGGAGATAGAGTTCAGTGCCAGTTGCGCCTCAAACCCCACCTGAACGACATTACCGCTGCCCGAGGTAGGTATCGAAACTAGGTTGATCATCTGATTGGCATTATATTCACCAATCCCGTACTCGGCTACACCATACTCAGCAGCAGTCACGCTTCCCAACGTAGCTGTTTCGCTATTCGTGCCGCTGTTGTAGTCGAATCCCCATTTGAACACAACAGACTGATCCTGGGCACCGAGAATCACCATCATGATTCGTTTGAGTATGGACAGTGCCAGCGGCTTACCGAAGTCCATCCACGTGGTGGCGTAGGTCATGCGGTAGCTTGCACCGTTGTCGGTGCAATCGGAGTATTTGCCAACGTATCCTGCCTTGCCGAGCAGCAGTTCGCGCGTTTTGGTGAACAAATACGACCTTGGGTTGATACTCGTCCACACAGTCGTCCTGGCCGACCCATCTTGAAGCGGAGCGCGCATGTCAAAGCAGTACGTCATCCCACTGGTGCGAAAGGTTATCAGGTAGAAGGCGTCGGCAGGTGAGTACACCGATTTAGCGTCCACTGCCGCCACTGACCCGATGTAGCCTTGAATGTCGTCGTTCACGTTGCGACTGATGGTGCGCATCGGTGCAGACTTCTCTTGAATCGTGCGACTGATGGAGCGCACACCACTGTCGGATAGGAAGATCACATCTTCACCCGTCATCTGCACACTGTCCCGAGCCACGCAGCCGATACCGGTGATCGTGTCACCGAGGGTCATAGTGGACGGGGTGAGCGCGCCAGTGTAGATCAGGGTCTGACGACGACCAAAGATGATCAGTGAGTTATTGTGTGCCGCTAGTGCTGTCACCTCATCACCACCAGCAGGCCATACACTTGTCAGGTCGAGTGACCCGGCAGTACCACCTGTCCACTTCTGGAAGGTGGAGGTGTCAGACCATGTGACAGTGACCTTGTTGGCGGTAGTCCTTGCAGCCCATACCCGTCCATACGCACTGATGGCGCAGTCTGCCAAGGGCACAGTGCCTGAGTAAGTAGCGTGTTCACTTAGTCTGCGGTATGCACTGGTGGAGATGGTCGCATCGTATATCAGTGGGTCGTGACCAATCTGGAACAGGACGATCGCTGTCCCCAGCGAACACATCTGCCAGTTGCTTGCGGTGATAGTGGGCGCGACACCCCCACCACCGTAGGTAAGTTCGACCAGCGTGGTGCCGGTGAACTTGAAAATCTTGTTGTTACCTGCAGCAATGATGGTGCTGGCACCAGCGGGGTCGATCAGTTCGCCCAGAGCATCTACGTCGGATGTACCGAGCGCAGCCAGAGTCGTGTGCTGTGCCAGCCACCCCTTGCGTGATGCCACTCGACCAGAACGGTCAATGACACAGTTCGTCGCATCAAGTGCGAACTTAGGGTCCATGTCGGTGGGTGAGTCCTGACTGTTCAATCCGTAGAACCCTGGAGCCGACAGGCTGATCGGTACGATGGGTGATGCCATTACACAGCCACCCAGCAGTCATTGGAGTCAGAGTGAGTAGACTCCAGTGCGATGTAATCGGACAGCACACTCTTGAATACACTATAGGCCTCGCTGGAGGACAACCCGCCATCCTCACCGCGCTCCACCAGTGCTCGGGCGAACGCACCTGCGATCACAGGCTCAGATGGTGCAGTGAGTACATCGGCGTCATCGGACAGGGATGCTGGTGGGAACGACCCATTGACCTTCAGGGTGTATGAACTGTCAGGTGTCGGGAAAATCTCAATCTTGCTATCAGTGCCATCATTACCCACCCATGCAAAGCAGTAAGGTGAGCCAGCAGAGACAGTGCCGAGTTGCTGTTGGTCAGTAATCCAGCGCGATGGTCTGTTGCGAACGGTGGACTGACTGGTCGATGTGGCGTTGTTGACTTTCACATCTTTGGGACGCAGACCAGAGCCTGTGACCACATAGACAGTGACACCGGCAGTCACTGCTACCGTCAGCGAGTCGTCCAGTGCGTCCCAGTTCCATGCGTCCTCCACCTGGCGTTTGGAGTCGTTGATGTAGTACCCGATCAACCGAGAGTATGCCGTTTGGTTGACCGTCGATACAGTGTTCTCACGCAACCTGCGCAAGACTTCATTGGTGATTTCTAGGAATGTCATGGTGTGACCTCATCAGATGCACCGGCGCTGATCGCAGAGGGTGTCAACTTGTTGATATTTTTGAAAAAGTTTATCACTGCCGCCTGATCTTTCCGAGGTAACGTGTTGAGCACATCGAGCATTGCCTGTGGACTCTCCATGCCGTCAGCAATCGCCTGTGTTGCTTTTCGTCCGATGCGTTTCTCAGCCTCTCGCACGGCGTAATTGTAGCCAGCCACCGTCTGATTCATCAAGTTCGGAACCTTAAAGAAACTATGCACACTATCTGCAACAACCTGATTAAACTTTGCGGCGCCTTCTCCGGCTTGTTTTGGTATCGCTATATCGCGCTTAACGTCCGACAATACAGATTGCAATTGTTTGTTTTTGGCAGAACCTATGTCTGATACTTTGTACCGCCCGGAACCGAGAATCCCCTCAACTACATCTGGAGTTTCACCGCCCACCAGTTTTGCAAATTCAGGTTTACTGTTCCTGTAAGTTGTCGCAGCTTTATCAGCAAGTTCACGACGAGCCAACACTTGCGATTTGTTACTCCATGATTGTTGTGCTGACTTCCAGCCTGTTCCACCAGCGGCCTCAATTGCATCGTCTATGACAGGGCGAACCAGCTTTAACGCGACTGCGGTTTTCTGCTTCTTCACAGCATCACTAGACCCTGAAAGCATCGCATCTATCGCGTCATTTACGCCAGTCTGACGGATGGTTTGCAAGGCGTGAGGGTCTATCACACCATCTGTTGACCACTTCTGTATCTGCTCCTGTACATCAGCCAATGTCCGGTCGGTCAGTTTGCTGGAACCGATGCGCGGGTCATTCCGCATCGCACTGAGTTTGGATAACACCTTGTCAGAACTCAAAGGAGTTAGTCCGTACTGAGCGAGACTATCAGCCTGCATTTGAGCAAATCGCGCGTTCTCTCCTAACAGCAATGAGTCCTTGGCTCGTTGAGTGACCATTTCATCTGCCATACGAGGAAGATCACCCCCGAGGTAGGTGTATTTTGCAGCACCGACTGGTGCGCCACGCTCTATCAAATTAGTTCTCGCTAGTGCCTCTGCGCGAGCACCAGCAGGGACAAATCTGCGAACGTCTTGTACAGCATCTGTAGCTCCACCGGCCAACTCGTCAGCGCGTCCCTGTATTTTCGGTAGAAGTTTCCCGGCAGTTCCTGCTGCTTCCAGTTCAGTCCCCATTGCGGCGCCGGTCGTTGCTCGCATGTTGGCTTTCAGACCTTCACGAGCGGCCCTAGATGACTCGGATGTACTTCCACCCGATAGCCTGGCAAGTGTTGCAGCATTGGTAGCCTCTTGACTGGCGGCGATCCTTGCGTATTTTGTCGGGTCATGTTCTGCCGCCGCAGCCTGCAGAGATTGCACAACAGGATATGCCTTACCCTGTCCACCCTGCATCACCGCCTGTCCTGCTGTGACATTCTGTGGCGACCTGGACAACAATCGTTTGATTTCGTCTGTATCGTCACCGGTCACTTTGCGGAATATCTCACCGGCTTTGACTTTTCCGCCACGGTTGGTCGCGAAGTCTGACATTACCCCGAACGATCTACGTCCCACTTCGGCAGCGAGCGGGAGCGCACCACCCAAAAATCCACCGAACAGTGTCCCTACTATCCCACCCTCAACAGCACCAGTACCTTCTGACCCACCTGTAATGGCACCCTGCACACCACCGGCAGCAGCACCACCGAGTGCCC